AATCTGACCAGTGGAGTCCCTGCGGAGTTCCGCACGGCTCACCTCGAGGCTCGCCTCGAAGCGCTGATTGCGGACAACCTGAGAACGCACATCCAGGCGATTCGCCTGGCGGCCACCCAACCATTCTCGCATGGCTGGCAGTTCGGCCAGCCACCGATAGGTCTCTGATTCTTGGTCTGAAGAAATCGACATTCCGATGTCAGAAACCCATGCAGGCGGCTGCGCCTCCTCGAGGGCTAGAAACAGGCGACCGATGATCGATCGTGAAGAGAGATCTGCGAGTCCCATAAATAACCCCTTACGCTAATGATCTCAGGCTTGCAGCCTGGAAGGAAACGATGACCACAGCGGTGGATGCTGTTTCGCTTTCAATTCGATGGACACGGCCCACGGCCAGCCCACCCGACAACACATCATCAAATGTGTTATTGTCAGATGCGTACACGGTATCGCCGACATCAACGGATGCGGCGATGGCTATCGTCAACTTGATCGCACCCTGCGCTCTGACATGAGCGTGAGTGGCTCCATCCGCCTGGACCGCTTTGGTCATGGCGAAACCTGCGAAGGTGTCGGTGCTTGCGAATGTTCCGGCGGTGTTCGTAGTCGCTCCGAGCGTCACCACTTGGCCCTCGTAGATCGTGGCGCTGGCGGTCAGCGCATGATCGTTGAAGACTGGCTCCACTCCCGACTCGAACGCCCTGGCGACATCCTTGGTTGCTGCTGCCATCAGTTGGCCTTCCCACGGACGATGCGCCCGTTATCGATTGCTTTGGTGTAGGCTTCCCAGACCTCGAAGGTGCCGAACTCTGCGGAGAGTTCAGTATCAGCCTCGAAGGTGGAGCGAGGATCCGATGGGCTGGCATCAAGCGGGCCGACTGGCTCCGGCGTGCTGCTTAACTTGTGGGCGAGGCGCTCCTCGATCCCTTCTTTAACATCTGCCATCAGCCTTTTAACTCCCTCTTCCTGGGTGACTCCCTGCTCGACGATCTCCGTCACGATGGACAGTTGATCCGGCAGGCAGTGCCCGATGATGCCATTGACTCGCTCCCGCTCCCAGCGGATGCCGTCCTCGACTCCTGAGTCATACCGCTCGGCGAACTGTTCATCATTAGTACTCTCATCCTGGTCAGAAACTGCTAGCGCTTCCGGCTTCTCAGGTTCCATGATTTTCTCCTTTGGCGCAGCCGTGAAGACTGCATTGATTTTGATTTCTGACAGGGATGCCGCTCCTGTGTTCTCGTCGGCTCCCAGGCTGGTGAATGTCACCTCCCGGAGAGATGCCTGGCGAAACACATGGGCTGGCCCGTGAATCTCTCGACCATTCACCGTGGAACTTTCGCCCTCCTCCAGACGCTCGATCGACTTCGGCGGGACATAAACGCTGGCTTGCCACGGAAATCCGGAAGCCATCATGCTCTGCACTTCCAGGCCATCTTTTGTGTCCAGGAATGTACCCTCGGCGACCAGGCCATCGTCCGTCACTTCAATCTTAAAGGTGTGCCCCACGATCCGCTGCGGGTCGTGGTCACGCAGGGCTGGCTTGCGTTGTCTACCAATCTTCAATCCATCAAAGTCGATGGCGAAGTTGCCCCAATGCGGATGGTTCTCGATGACATCGCCCGAGTTCGCAACCATCCGAAACTGCGCCCGATCCTTTTCATCGCTGCGTAGCTCGAAGGTGGAATGATCTGGATCCACAATCATCAATGCTGACCTCGGCACGGTCATCTCGTCATTCGTCATCCTTACCTTTCATCTGTAGTTCTTCCATGAATGCTTGCTCCCTGGCCCGCTGCTCGAGGACTTCCTGCCAGTCTCGGCCCTGGGCTGCGGCTTCAATTGCCAGGCTTGATAATCCTGCTTCCATCGCCATCGTGGCCGATTCGACTTCCTTCTTTGGATCCACCCATCCATAGGATGGCGGCACCCAACGGCTGCGGACAATGTGATGCTTCAGTCGCTCAAAATCCTTCACCGGGATCTCGCCACGCATCCACGCTTCCTCCACCACCATCGAATACACTTGTGTGCATAGGTGATCTGTAATGTACCGCTGCCAGCGTGTGAACACTCGGCGGGCTTCCAGTAGTGCGGCCCGGGCGCTCGAGTAGTTTGTCTGGCTGAAGTCTTTGGCCACCAGTTCATAAGGTAGGCCCATCGAAGCGCCGATCGATCTGAGGTGGCGCATTACGAATTGATCGTACCCTGTGCCATTCGCCGTGCCTGGATTCCCGAAGGTCACCTGCTCGCCCGGTGCCAAGTACGAAATCATGCCTGGCTCGATCGACTGGATGCGCTGCTGGCTGACCGTTTCATCGCTTCTGTTCACGGCTGCATTGTATGGATCGTCCCGCTGGATGAACATTGAGAAACAAGCGGATACCCGCTCCCTGACCAGTACGGCCTCGGAGAACGAACTCAGATCCTTAAATGACTGGAGCGCAGGAGCGAGCATCGGCTCGCCTCGAGTCTGCGCTGGTCTGGTGTTGTTCATCAAGTGGAGCATCTGCGGCGTGCCATCGCTGTCGAGCGCCCGGATTCGCCTGTGCCTGGCATCCTTCCTGCGCTCGTAAATGCCATCTCCGGGATGTGAGACCCGCAGCCAGTAGGCCACCGGGTGTCCATACTTTCCGAGTTCGACACCGCTGCGCCGATTGAATTTCCCATTCACGCTGTCGAGATCTCCAGGCGACTCCAGCCTGTCAGGCTCGATGACTTCGAGCGCCAGATCGTAAGGCGACGACACTCGGCTGATTCTAACTGGTAGCACCAGAGCCTCGCCATTAACGATGATGCTCCGCATCACTGCGGCCTGGAGGTCGTAGAATGTCATCCCTCGGGCGATGTCTGCGTGCGGTGCCCATCGCTCCCATGCGAACTCGCACGCCTTACGAATCGCCGCCGCTTCTTGATCTGATACACCGAGCGCAGAACCGTCGATCACTGACTGCGGGCGGATCCCTGTCCCGACTACATTGTCGACCAGGCTACCCACCACGCTCGAGGCGTGTGGATCATTCCGCATCAACTCCCTGGAGCGTTCCCGCAGGAGGCTCAGGTCTGGGAGCAGATCGGAATCCGCTGATCCGGGAGTCACCGCCCAATTGTTGCTCAGGCGAGTTTCCCGTGCGCCTCGGAATGCTTGCGAGAAATGTTCTCCGGCGGTCCTGGCGGCTTGCCGCTCCAGTGCCCGTCCAGGTGCGAACACCTCGATGGCTCGATCGATGGCTGATGTTAGTGTTTGGCCTATGTTCATTTCGGTCTCACGAACCGGACATAGTTTGTGGCGTTGTCGGTCTGCTCATTGGCAAGTTGCGAAATCAATCTGCGCTCGAGGTCCATCAACTGGGCCAGCGAGTAATGCGAAAGTTGCCGCCCGTTGATCTCGTAGGACTGGACAGCGCCGCCATCCATGAGGGCATCAATTGCATCTCGCACCTTTTGTAGTCGTGTATCCGTGGAGTTCGCCATGCGTACAGTGTGACGATGAAGTGTGGAGGCCGTCCACTGGCTTGCTATTCCAGGATGAAGATCACGACAGCAGCCGGAAGGCCAGCCTGGCCTGTGCTGGAACCTGACCATTGCCGATAGCCATCAATCTCGCTCGGCGATGTTCATTCTTCTCGGTCAGCCTGGGCACTTCGCCCGTATCGGCTGGATCGACATCCCAGTAGGTTCCGGCGTTGACCATCTCCAGCCACGAGTCCAGAACATCGACAGGTAGCGGATCCAGCGAGGACCAGCCACACGGCCAGCCCATCAGCCATTCGCACCAGGCGATGTGTAATCTACCCGGCTGTCCAGGCTCCAACATACGAACAGCAATGCCCAGCGACTTCCCCGGCTTCCCCTTCGCCCTCCCAGCATTGTAATCCTCGACCCTGGCGAGGTAGTCCTCGATCGGTTCATCATGATTGCCCCTCGTCACATGGGACACTGTTGGTGTAGGCCAGGCACCACCAGCGGCGGCGGAGATGTCTGGCTCCAGCGTCTCGAGCGGATACAACACGCCACCGAGCATCATACCCGATAGACCATAAATCTCGGGCGATCGTGCTGATGTAGGGTCGGATGCCTGGGACATTTTCGAGGTGTACCTCGGCTGGTCGAACATCTCCAATTGCTCGAAGAGTGGCGGGCCACTTATTTCTCGGATCGACGGCTCCCAGTCGCTTCCCGGCGTTACTCCATCCCTGACAGGGAAAACCCGCTGTAAGTATATCCACACGGCCTCGGAAGAATCGGAAATCGACCTGCTCGACATCATGGAAGACTGGGAAGGGATCCGGGAGCGCCCCGTCTTCCTGTCTCGCCATGATCTGCTGCTGGCAGTACGGCTCGAATTCAACTGCTGCAACGATTCGCCGTCCCGCAGCAATGGATCCAAGACAGCCGCCAACACCAGCGAACAGGACCAATTCATTTTGCTGCACTCTTCGCCCCGGAATCATCTTCCCATGATCGGTAGCGCAGGGCGCATTGCTTGCACTTGTGATATCGCAGCCGCCCCTCTTTCCCGTACTGGCGATGGCTGCGGCTGCCGCAGTCCGGGCACCGGATCGGCGTGTACTCCACGACCTTCCATCGCTTTTCCTTTTCAACCATTGATCCAGCCCTTCCCTGGTTTCACCCATTGCGACTGCTGCGATGGCTGCGGTGGTGGCTCTGGCGGCTGGTGGGCTTCCTCAGTGAGTGCGAACACAGCAACCATGTCGGCTGCCGCTGCGGCGTAGATCTCGCAATCCCAGTAGTGATTGTCGGACCCGCCAGGCTTCGTTGTCCACACGCTGGCGGTGGCTCCTGTTCTTCTGTTCCTGGTCAACACCTTATGCTCGCTGGTAACCTGCTTCAGGTACTCGGCTGGAACATCCTGATGGAGGTGCCATGCGCCAGGCTCGCCATCCTGCGCTGTCATGAATCTAGTCACCTTGTCCTTGAAGTGCGTGGTGTCGAGATGGAACAGCCGCACGGATCCCTTCAACGGATCACCTGCGATGTTCCTGTCGATCTTCGATGTGCGGATCGGGACACCGTTTAGAGATTTCTGCCCCTTGATCGGGCGGCAGATCTCCGGCCACGATCGGCAGAACCGATACACCTCATCGGTGCGATACCCGGAATCGATGCAAGCCAACCGGAGCCGATGCGGTCCCTGCTCGCCCGGCCAGGTGCGCCGCAACAGAACATCGACAAGTTGCTCGAGGCCAGCATTCAATCGCCCGCACTCGATCAGCCACGACTCCTCACGATATCCGAACGCCCTGACGATGTAGTACAGATGGTCCTGCTGGACATCGACACCTGCGACAAGGACACGGGCACCCGCTGGAACCGTGGAGCGCTCGTACTCCTTCGCTCGCTGGCTCAGGTCTTCCACTTCCACCTTGTGGCTTTCTTCCTCGAAGATCCAACCGAGCCAGGAGTTCACGAAATTCATCAGGCTCGCTGGATTGCTCTTAGACTCGAGGAACTTAGCGGCCACCTCGCTCCAGGTGAGCCACGGGCTGAGCAGGGCATTGATGCGATATCCTCGATGGGATCCAGGCGTTCCGGTCACTGACCACGAGCCTCGCATCAGCATCTCGGGCTTGTCTCGATCCTTGATCACTCCGCTGCACTTGGAACATTCATACCAGGCCAGGCGTTCCTGGCGGATCTTCACCGGGTCACGCTCGTCATCGGGCCACTTCACCTGTGAGAATTCCAAGGTCTGCGAATGCTCGCAATGCGGGCATGGTACAGAATACACACGCTGGTCGCTGCGCTCGTACTGTTGGAAAATGTAGCCGTTCCTCGTTGTGGGTGTGGAGGCCAGGACGATCTTCCGATTCCAGAATGTGCGTGTGCGCTCCACCATTAGATCGACGGGAGACGATTCCCTGCCACTGAATGCGGGCCACTTATCCACCTCGTCGCCGAGGACATACCGAACCGGGCGGCTCGCCAGGTCAGCCGGAGAGTTCGAGCCAGCCAGATACAACATCGAGCGAGTGAATCGGATCTCCTTCAGTTTGTTATCAGATTTGGATTCGCTCAGATGTTTTGATAGCTCCGGCGAAGACTCGACCATCGGGCGAATGCGGCGCATCCCCATTTGCACTGCGTCCTCTTCCCGTGGCATGACCAGCAAGGTCGCACCTGGATCCTCAGCGATGGTGTAGGCGATCATGTTCATGATGGCCTCAGTCTTCCCGACCTGAGTGCTGGCCATGATCGTCAACTGTTCGACGGTAGGGTCGCTGAATGCATCGAGTACATCCCGGAGGTACGGCGTGCGATTCGTATTCCACGGGCCTGGCTCGGCAGATGTGAGTGGGTGGAGGATCCTGTGGCGATCCGCCCAGGCGGACACCGTGAGATCATCGGGCGGATGCCAGGCGAGTCGCTCTCGAGCGGTCCATTCAACTAATCCCGGCGGAAATGTCAGGCGGATGGATGCCCCTTAAAACACCGGGCCAGCAGCAGAGCGAGGTGGTGCGTGCTGCCAGCCCGGTTAACGGAAGGCTAGAATGGCGGCTCGTCAGCCGATGATGTCTGCGCCACTGGAAGCGGTGCGGATCGTGTCGTCGCAGCCGGGCCAACCTTGTGCAGGAACGATGCGGTGATTCGTAACTCGCTTCGCTTTTCTCCTGCCCCGGTTTCCCATGTTTCATAGCGGAGGCGGCCCTCCACTACAATCTCTTGTTTCTTCTCGAGCGTCTGTGCAATCTCCGCCGATTTCCCCCAGCATACGATTGTCACCCAATCCGAATGCCACTCCTCGGCGTTCCCCTGGTCATCGAGTTTCTTCGGGTAAGCCTGATACACTCGGACATTGCACACCTGCGATGATCCCAATTGCTTCAGATCTGTAACTTCCTGCACTTTCCCGGCGAACACTACATTGTTCAGTCTCATGCTACACCCTTCATGGTGAAATTGAGGAGGCCCATCAGCCATTGCCTGACGGAGGACAGGCGCTGGATCCCGATGGTGCCCCCTCAGGCAAAGGACCATCCCCCACCTTCGATGACAATCGTGCGAAGAGCCGTACCGCACAATCATCCCGTTGTAGGTGGTAGATGTGGCAAACCACATCTAGCGCAACCTTTGCCCGTTGCCTGGCTGTCTCCGCCTCGACCACTGATGCGGCGAGGAGTTCCAGTACAGAATCCGGGATGGTCTTTTGCCTTTGAGTTCCCACCCGTTCGCCCCTTTGCCCGGGCATTATATCGCATCTGTTCATACCTGGATGAACTAACCAAGGCGACTGCGGCGAACTTGGAATGATTAGTCGGAAACCTCAGAGCGGGCGAAGTGGTCACGCAACTGATGAAACGCCTGGCGCAGCACTCCCTGAATCTCGGACTCCCTGGTCAGTGGTGCCAGCCTCGGGGACAACTGCGCCGCAAGTGAATCGAGGGCGGTGGTGATCTCTGCGATTCTCATCGTGAATTGCTGCTCCATCTCGCTGCGAGCCACGAGGCTGTCCTGTAACTTTCGAGCCTGAAGTGTGGCGAGTACGGCCTTCGCTTTCCTGTAGACCATCGACCAGTTCTGCCCGGCATCGTCCTCGTCATCGTCTTCGATCTGGACATTCAATGATGGGCGCAGGACTGACCGCCTGGCTCGCTTCATGTCCTCGGCCCACGCCTTGACCTCTTCGGTGTTCCACCCTTCCCCGGTGTTCAGTTCGTCGATACCCCAGCCATCCTTGCGCCAGCGGTAGATGGTCGACCTCGCAATGCCAAGGGCTGCGGCCAACTCCTCGACGGTCTGACTCCTAGCCACGGCGGCACCTGAATCGCTCCCAGGCCCAGACCACCAGCACTGTCATCAGCACGACAATCCAGAATAGGAAGAACTGCCAATGCAACATCACCACGGTCTCCTTGATCGCTTCATGTTTTACTGGCACAAGGTCACCGCCTGGCCCTTCGATCACCACTTGCACAATTGGGATGGATCGAGTCTCGATGACCGCTCGCTGGCTGTCGATATCCTGGACCGTGCAGCCCACCAGTAGCAGCGGGATGATGTACTTCATGAGATCAGCCAGGTGACGATCAGCCACAATGTTCCCGAGCAGATCGCCGCACCGAGGAGGAAGATGGCATGGTCGAGGATTGTATTCAGGATGATTTCCCATCTCGGCTTCATCCGATGGCCTTTTGGTACATATAGTCATGGAGGTATCTCCTGGTAGTTCCCGGCTCTTCTCGGTAGTAGATGTCGCCGATCCATCTGCCGTACTTTCCCGACTTCTTCGTGGTAATGAACATATCCTCCCGGATGTGTTTCTCGAACCACCACGCCGCCCATTTGCAATACTTCAGCCCCTCTTCCCTGGTATCGCCTCGAGGCTCCGGAGCATTGAAGTGGGCCAGCCGCACTCGGATCTTATGCGAAATGTTAAATCCTAGATCGACCACGACATCCATCGTGTCGCCGTCCACCACTCGATCGAGTATGCATGGGTAGGTGTGGTCGGTCATCGTATCGCCTCTTCTCCGGTCAGGGTCTTCCATCGCTCAACGATCACATCGCAGTAGCCGGGATCAAATTCCATGCCGTAGCATCTACGCCCGAGATTCTCGGCGGCAACTATCGTGGTGCCACTGCCGAGGAATGGATCGAAGACCAGATGCGAGCGATCCGTGATAATGCGGAGGAGATCATGCCAGAGCCTGAGCGGCTTCTGAGTCGGATGGGATGTGCGCTCGTGTCCTGCTGACCGTGGATAGCGGAACACATTCGATGTCGCCCCGCCGCCGTTCCAGCATCTGACCTTGCCATCTTTCACTCTTCCGAACACGCCGACCTCGACGCAGGAGCAGAAATTCGGGCGAGGACTTGGGGCGATTGGTTTCTCCCAGTACACGCATTGGAGCGGGCGGATGTTCGCTGCTTCGTAACGCCGCCACAAGGTTGTCATCTCGCTTCGGTCGTAGAATGAAATGAACGCCGCACCAGGAATGGCATGGGCAACAGCAACCCGAATCCAGCCCTGCGGTGTCTCCTTGTCCCATTCGATGTTGAAGGTCTCGATCTTGTTCCCACGCTTCTGGACTTTGGATTCAGATGCCGTGCCATAAGGCGGATCCGTCAGGCAAGCATCGACCAGTTCCCCACCCATCAACCGCTCGACATCTTCCGCCTTCGTGGAGTCCCCGCAGAGTAGGCGATGGCGAGACCCGACCTGGAGGCTACCCATGCCGCACCGTGGTAATCCCTCCGGTCAGGGTCTCCCATCGATCAATGATCACATCGCAGTAGCCGGGGTCGATCTCCATGCCGTAGCAGGTCACCTGGAGGCTACCCATCGCAGCACTGCTCGCCGACTCTGGCGAGATCGTAATCCTGCCGCTTGCCACACGCATCACACTCAAGGTAGGCACCGAAGAGAATCAGGTCGCCAGGCTTCGTAATCGGCTCCACTGGCGGCTCGGGGATGGGCGCTTCCTCCTGTTCATTCTCGCCTGGCAATTCCAGGTCGAGCAGTTCGCCGAGTTCTTCATCGCTCCAGCCGAGGGAGTCGAGATCGATGTCTTCATCCTTCAGGGAAGACAGCACGCCAGCGAGGCCAGCCATGTCGAACTCGGATAGATCCGCCGTCCTGTTGTCGGTGATGGCGTACAGTTTCGCCGTGGTGTCATCATCCGAATCTGCCGACACCACTGCGATGTGCGACCAGCCGAGATTGATGGCTGCCACGAGCCTGGCGTTCCCGGCGATGACGATTCCATTGCGGGCCACGATCGGCGTGCGCTGACCGAACCGCTCGAGGGAGTTCTGCACGGAGGAGATGCTCCGCTTGTCATGCTTTCGCAGGTTGTCCGGGTCTTCGGTGATCGAGCCGATGGGGACGGCCAGCCCTCGCAACTCCTCGGCGATGTAGTCCATCATCATCCTCATTTCATTTTGACAGTTTGCAGTCTACCGCTCAGGCTGCGACATTCGGATCTATGCTAGGCATAGAGCCTCCCGAGGTAGGAACCACATCGATGGTTTGGATGGACTGGCGGCGCTCTGGTCGTCCTTGTCGCAGCCTACAAACGGAAGATGGAATATATTTATCGACCGAAACCGGAGAACCGAGATGTAGACCCCCACAGGAGGGACCCATTGAGGGTGGCCGCAGAGAGCCACACAGGGCTGCTGTACGGGCCTGACTCGGAACACTCAGGCGGCGGCGGAGGCTGTCAGCGGGTCACACAGGCGGCCATCTACCGCTCGAGTTCCTCATCCATCTGGCGGCGGTCATCATCCGCACCTTCATCACGCTCTTCCGGCTCCTCGGGCACACCGTGCCATCCGTCCTCGTGTCTGCTCGGGTGGTTCATTTGGCTGCTGTTCCTTTCATGAATGACTCCGGCGCTCTGCCGCTGATTCGTGTTCTGCTGGCGACTACACCAATCGGGATGATGGTCAGGCCGCCCCAGTCGCCATCCTTCGCTCGGCTGTCAGCGAGGATGATCTTCTTGTCGTTCTCGAACACCAGCCATCCAACAGTGATGCAGGTCGCTGGCTCCGCCTTCGATACCGAACCGGAATGCCATGACGGATCGCTGAGGATGTCGAGCCACCTGACAACATACAGGCCAGGGCTTTTGTTCTTCTTCGCTGGTGGCTTCACGAGCCACACGCCTCAGGAGTTCACAGCGGCTCCTCGAGGTACCCGAGGCCATTGCATTCCGTGCAGAGTTCCATCGCATCCATGTCGATGTACCCGACTTCCCCGCACTCGGTGCAGGGCTTCATCGTATCGGTCAGCGGCTTCGGTATCGTAAGCGTGACAGCATCGAAGTCCCGGCCACGAGCGACCACCAACTTCAATGGTACCGACTTCCCATCCCGGTCAGTTCCCATACACAACTGATTAGACTTGATCATCGGGCTATCCGTGCCGAGCATAATGTCCGCCGCTTGGAGTAGCTCCGAGGCCACACGGTGATCTGCAATCTTCTGATGGACTACAGCATGAACACGATACTGGAAGGGATGGCGCATGGTTCTCCTGACATGGGTGGACCTCGATCATCCCACACTACTGCGAAACATGAAGCCGCTGTTCCTCCAGGCTTAACGCTGCAACGCCCGGGCGAACTCTCGGCACTTCTGGTAGCGATGCTTCAGAGCCAGGCGCAGGTGGCGATAGCATCCTCGCTCCGCTTCATCCCTCGAGCGACACAGCAACACAGGCACATCGTTCTGGATCTTGTGCAGGACCGACAGCACTTGCTCTGGTGTCATCTTCCCTCGCCAGCCACCGCCCATCTCGAGCATCCCATAGTCGGCCTCGATGATCAGCAGCGGGAACTGCGTGGCTCCCCGCATCCCTGCGATCTGTTTGAAGAAGCGCACCCGATCGGTCCCGCAGCATCTCACGAAGTCCTGGAGCGATTTCCGCTCAACAGTCGCCAGTAGGGGATCGATATCGAGAACATAGTCCCCATGCCGCACGGTTCCACGAACAGTCGCCAAGTGGCCGTAGCAGGATGCGAATGTCCACGGATGCTGTTCCCTGGTATCGCAGCGGATCGTTAGTAGTTGCTCAGGAAACTGGGAAGGCCATCCAGGCACCCCTGTTTGACGACTTGACGAGTTTTCCCCATCTTGTTTCAATTGGCATCACATCTACCATCCACGGTTGTTGTAATTATTAAACACATCATCATCTCGTCAAGTCGTCAAGGTAACGCCTTAAAGGTAGGCATTGGCCTTGTGCTGCTGTTCTGGTTTGACTTTTGCATCGCTATCTCGTCAAATTCTCGTTACGACAAGTCAATCAACAGATCAG